TGTTTGTTGCTGAGGCATTCATCGGAAACAACATTGCGTTGTGGATTGGTGCTGGCATGTATACAGGTGGGAGGAACTGATATCTATATACACAAATACTTAGGTCCTGTAAATCCCGCTGACGGTGAATCAAGTCCTTCTGTTCCTGTTAACACTAATCCTATAGGTGAGTTAGGAATACAAGATGTACTATTGATGGAAAATAGAGATCGCCACTATTCTCCCGATGTATATGTCATGCGATCAATCTATACTATACAAGATTTAGACTTTAATCTAAGTCAGTTTGGTATTTTTCTACAAAATGATGCTATCATGCTTCACGTGCATTTGCGTTCAAGTGTAGAATCTCTAGGACGTAAAATTATGAGCGGTGATGTTATCGAATTACCGCATCTAAAAGACGAATACGCATTAGATGACGCAATGGTTGCGTTAAAAAGATTTTATGTTGTGCAGGAAGTTACTCGTCCTGCCGCAGGATTTAGTCCAACATGGTATCCACATTTATTAAAATTAAAATGCGTACCAATGATAGACAGTCAAGAATTTAGTGAAATACTTGATCAGGAACAAACAGATACTCAAGGAAATGCTACAAATCAAACCCTAAGAGATTTGTTATCTACTTACAATAATGCCATTGCAACAAATAATGCGGTGCTGGCTCAGGCGGAAGCAGATGTTCCACGAAGCGGGTATGATACAACTCCGTATTATGTAGTTCCAACCAATGACCAAGGACTTGCCGATGTTGAAGATGTTAGCGATACCAATGTAGACACTACTGCCGACGGTGTAATTGATGCATCTATGGTATTACGCACACCTGATCATAATTACTATGTTGGATATCTAACTGATGATAGCACACCGCCAAATGGATCCCCGTATACGTTTGGTATAGAATGGCCTGCTAGACCTATTTTAGGGCAGATGCATTTACGTACAGATTATTTTCCAAATCGATTGTTTAGATTTAATGGATCACACTGGATTAAATTTGAAGATAATGTTAGAATGGATGTAACTAACACGCCTAATGATGGAAATCAGCAGACTTCGAATAGACAAACAAGACAAACAGAAGTTACCAGCTTTATCAATAACACAACTACTGCTACTATCGGAACAAAGATTGTACAGCAACGTCAAGCATTAAGTAAAGCATTAAGACCAAAGGCGGACAATTAAGATGGAGTTCTTTTACGATGGACAAATAAGACGTTACCTAACACAGTTTATGCGTCTAATGAGCAACTTTAGTTACAAAGATTCTAAAGGCAAAATTGTTCAGGTTCCTGTTCGCTATGGCGACATGAATAGACAAGTAGCGCAAATACAAAAGAAGAACAGTGAAAACACTATTCCAAGTGCGCCATTTATTGCTTGCTACATTAAAGATCTAAAAGTAGCTAGAAACAGAATACAAGAACCAACACACATTAGTAAGGTTCATATTAAAGAACGTGACACATGGATTAATCCTGCTACAGGGCAAGAAGAATACATAAACATTGAAGGCGAAAATTATACAGTTGAACGTTTAATGCCTGTGCCATATGATTTAACTTTTCAGGCAGATATATGGACTACTAACACAGACCAAAAATTACAATTAATTGAACAACTATTAGTGTTATTTCGTCCTAGCTTAGAATTGCAAACAACTGACAACTACTTAGATTGGACCAGTTTAAGTACGTTAGAACTAACTGAAATGACTTTTAGTAGTAGACAAATACCACAAGGTACAGAGCAAGACATTGATATTTGTACCATGCAGTTTGAAACTCCAATATGGTTAACAACTCCTGCAAAAGTCAAGCAGATGGGAATCATTACAAATATTATTACTTCAATATTTGTTGAGCCAGCTGGCACACTAAACGAAGGCGGATATCATAACAACGGAGAAGTTGATTATTTTGCTGGCCGACAAGCAGTATCAGTAGAAGGCACAACCTTAGGCAATTTAGGAATATTAGTATTAAATGGTACTGCTAAACTATTAGCACCTGCTGAAGGTGTTACTAATGACGAAGTTCCATTTAAGTATGGGGCAAACATCAGTTGGCTACGGATATTAGATTTGTATCCTGGAAAATTTACAGCAGGTTTGAGTCAACTTAGAATTATAAAACCATCCGGATCAGAGATTGTTGCACGTATTAGCTTAGATCCTAATGACGAGTCTATTATGCATCTTGATATTGACGCAGATACAATACCAGCAAACACTCAAGTTCCGCCGGGCAGTGGTAAAACATACGTTGATGCGATTGTTGACCCTACTACATTTGATCCTGTTAATCCTGTTGCTGGTATAAGATATCTAGTACTAGAAGATATTAACACAGATCCAAGATTAGCCTATGCTATAGCTGACGATACTGCGGCTAAAGCATGGAGAAATTTAGATGCAACGTATCTTGTAGCACATGCAAACGATATCGTAACATGGAACGGTTCACACTGGTCTGTTGTTTTCGATTCACGCACAGTTACTGATCTCACTTATATAACTAATACTAGAACAGGCATACAATATGTCTGGGACGGAGCCATGTGGGCTAAGAGTTACGAAGGTGAATACCGATCAGGTAATTGGCGATTATTTTTATGAGCAATATAATTTGTAGTGGCGGAATATTTTTAGCAACAGATACTAAAAGATTTTTATTTCTTTTGCGCAATCAAGGTAAAACTGCTGGTACATGGGGTATTGTTGGTGGTAAAAATGAGCCATTAGACGGTACTCCTATTGCTACACTAAACAGAGAAATTACTGAAGAAGTTGGATTTTTGCCAGCTATTGACAAATACGTTCCTCTTGAATTGTTTACCAGCAAAGATGAAGGGTTTTATTACCACACCTATTTGCTTTTAACTAAAGAAGAATTCATACCTAAACTAAATGAAGAACACGTAGGGTATGCATGGTGTGACATAGAGCACACACCAAAGCCATTACACAATGGTGTGCGTGTTACACTTAATAATAAGATTATTAAAGCTAAGATAGATACCGTAATTGATATCTTAACTTGATTTGCGAACTACTAACAAGTAGAATCCATTCCACCAAGAAGTTAAATCTTCCTGATTGTTTAAAATTACTTTAGAATAAACAATATCTAAACCAGCGGCTTTAATGCCAGCATCAGTTCCGTCAACAACACCTTCCCAGTTTGCATCATCGACTAAAATAAATGCTTCATTGGCTAATACTTTAGAAAAGTATTTGATTGCTTTAGCAGTAGTGTTAGGATCGTGCGGACCATCGTAAAAGAAAAAGTCTACAGGTTCTATTTCGTCTAGGTTAACAGCAAACAAATCTGATTCGTAAACTATGACTTTGTTATCACCTTTAAATCTTTTTACGTTAGTAATAAAATCTTCTTTATTATTAGGTGGCATTTCAAAGATATCATTTGCTGGTTGATAAGTATCTTTCCACGTGTCAATGCAAATAACTTCTAATTTGTTATCTTTAAGGGCCGCACATGCTGTTGCACCAAGCGCACTACCTACTTCTAAGTAGCGTGTAGAATTTTTAGCTAACTTATTAATAAGGCTTTCCATCTTCCAGCTGGTTAACCCGGGAACATCAATGTTTATCATATCGATTGCGCTATTCAATACTGCATCAATAGCTTGCTGAATTCTAGGAGTTTGTGGTGTGCTTTGTTTTTTGCTAACAACTTTATCGCAATATTGACATTCCCAACAGTCAAACTTACAATTCTTAATTTTTTCACGCCATACATTAATTGGCTTTTCAGTTAGATTGCCTTCTTCAATATATTGTTCAAAACCTTCAAACAGAATTTCGTCGCCTTCAACAAATCCTGCTACAATATCAAGTGTCTCGTGGAATCGTTCAATGCTTTCGCGACCGTGCATTTTAAACACATCAACATAGTCTAATAGTTCTACCCAATCTTCTCTCCAAGGAGGTAAGTTTGCAGTCTTTAAAGGTACTGAAGGATCTTCGTGGTCCCATTTAGGACAACTTACACGACTGATACTATCATTAAAATACTGGGGACGACTTGAATCTCTAGTGTTGTTAAATTGATAATGTTCATCCATCATTGGGCAAGCGCCTAGACACCCTTCATTTGCTAATAGACTAATTGTAACGTCTTTACCTAAGTTTTCTTTAACCCAAGTTTTTGCTGTTTTTAGTCTAATAAGTGCATCGCGGTCGCGCATTAAATCACGGTCAATACATACATAATCAAAGCCAGCCTTTGCATGGGCAACAAATTCAGCTGGAGTACGTACATTACGTAGAATAGTATTCTTAACATATAGGTCAGGATATCGTGCTTGAATCTGACCAGTTGTCATCCAATGAGTATGTGGAAGGATTACAGAGCGGATAC